CCCCGGATGTACTTTGATGCAAACGGAATTGCCAACCTACGCTCTTCCATGCTGGAGCAAATGACGATCAGTGCCACCGCAGCAACAGGTACGATCAATTTCGACGCTATTACCCAATCGGTCCTGTACTACACCACAAACGCTTCGGGTAACTTCACGATGAACGTGAGGGGCAGCAGCGGCGTTACGCTTAACAATTCGATGGTAACCGGCCAATCCCTGACAATTGCTTTCCTCTGCACAAACGGCTCAACGGCTTACTACCAGACGGCCATGACAATTGACGGCACCTCGGTTACACCTAAATGGCAGGGCGGCACGGCACCATCAGCAGGTAACGCAAGCTCGATTGATTCGTACGTCTACACCATCATTAAGACGGGCGCGGCTACATTCACCGTGCTTGCCTCACAAACCAAGTTTGCTTAAGAGGCTGCGATGCCGTTAATTGAAACCAAAGGTGCAGCATCAGCTCAAGGGTTTGGCGAGTTCGCCCAATCTGGCCCCGCAACCTACATCGAAGACGTTTTCTCTACTTGGCTCTACACCGGCAACGGCTCTACACAGACCATCACCAACGGGATTGATCTATCGGGTAAGGGCGGATTGGTTTGGATTAAATCTCGGTCAAATGCTTTTAACAATGTTCTTTACGATACCGTAAGAGGCGTAAATAGTCAGCTAGTAACAAACTCATCAGGTGCTGCGACCACGTACAACGGTATAGCTTTCCAAAATACCGGGTTTGTGGATCAGAATTATTGGAGCCCCGGAGTTACTTTAGCCTCATGGACCTTCCGCAAGAAGCCGAAGTTCTTTGATGTGGTGACGTATACGGGAGCAAGCCCAAGTTCAGTTACCGTTAATCACAACCTTGGGTCTGTGCCGGGTTGCATCATATTTAAATGCACCAACGATGCAGCTTCATGGGCGGTTTACCACCGATCAACGGGCATAGGTAAGATCTTGTATTTAAACGGAACGCAAGCTGCTTCTACTGACACGACATTTGTTACAGCAGTAACTTCAACAAATTTTACTGTTGGTGACAACGCATTTACCAACAACAGTCCTACAAAAACCTACGTCGCCTACCTCTTCGCCCACGACGCAGGAGGGTTTGGGTTAACAGGTTCGGACAATGTGATTTCGTGTGGGTCGTATACGGGTAACGGCGTATCTACTGGTGTGGGTCAAGGGTTTCAAGTAACTTTAGGCTATGAGCCGCAGTTTGTAATAGTCAAGCGAACCAGTGGAGGTACAGGATCGTGGTGGATTGCTGATAATATGCGCGGACTGTTTGGAAACGGCCCAGATGGTAAAGCCCTTGAAGCCAATTCTAGCTCGGCGGAACAGACTTATGGTGTAATAACGCCGAATGCCACTGGATTTACCATAGATCAATCTGATTCTGGCGTAAACGCATCAGGCAGCGCATACATCTACATCGCCATACGCCGTGGCCCGATGAAAGTGCCGACGAGCGGGACGAGTGTGTTTGTTCCGATCACGTACACGGGTAGTGGCACTGCGGGGACTGTTAGAACCACTGGGATTGTCACTGACATGGTGTGGAGCGGCGACCGTGCTGGTGGTGGTGTTGTCGACTACGACAGGCTTCGTGGTGCTGCAAAAATTTTGCAAACGGGTTCAGCGGGGCAAGAGCAGGATGAAACCGGAACGGCGATTGGATTGCAAGGTTTTGATCTTCAGAACGGTTACTACGCTGGACCGGATCAAGGCTTTGGGTGGATCAATTACTCCGGCTATTCGTATGTGAACTGGGTCTTTCGCCGCGCACCAAAATTCTTTGACGAGGTGTGCTATACGGGGGACGGTGGGGCTACAAAACTAATTAACCACAACCTCGGTGTTGCGCCGGAATTGCTAATCGTAAAAATACGCGGTGGTTCTGATAATTGGTGGGTTTATAACTCTTTTACTGGGAGTGATTGGCGTGTACGACTTAATGCGTCGAGTTCGGAACAAAACGATGGCGCACCAGAAATGTGGGGCACGATTTTTTCGTCAACGCAATTTCAAGTAGGCAACAACGTAGCGGTTAACAACAATGCCACCAGCTATGTTGCCTATCTTTTTGCTACTTGTCCGGGTGTTTCAAAAGTCGGTACTTATACCGGCACAGGTCCCGGTACACTGATAACCGTCAACTGCGGATTTACAAGTGGAGCAAGATTTGTATTGATCAGAAGACTTTATGGCGGCGATTGGTACGTCTACGACAGCGCACGGGGCATTTCGTCAGGCAGCGATCCATACCTGACTCTAAATGGTTTTGGCGCTGAAGTCATCGGCACCAATTACGTCGATACCACAAGTGTTGGATTCCAAGTCACAGCCGCTGCCCCTTATGAGTTAAATACAAACGGCTTAACTTTTCTTTTCCTCGCTATTGCGTAAGGAGTTGTTATGGAAATCAGGGTACGCGCAACCGGCGCGGTGATGTTGGAGGATGAGTTCCGAGCCTATCAGAGGGCTATTAATGGACCGTCTTGGGGAACCACGACCGACGAAGTGTTGGAAGCATTGGGTGCGGATGTTGTCTTTGAAGGTCCGCAAGCCACAGGTGGGACCGTGTATCAATTCTCCATGCGGCAAGGCGTTGAGCAAATCGGTGGGAAGTGGCATACGAAATATGTCTTGGGTCCGATATTTACTGATAACGAAGACGCAACTGCTGCCGAGCAGGAGGCTGCATATAAAGCTCAAAAAGACGCCGAGCAAGCCAAGTCGGTACGCGACGACCGCAATAAACGACTCACCGAAACCGATTGGACCCAAGTGGCTGACGCACCCGTAGACAAAGCTGTATGGGCAACTTACCGTCAAGCCCTGCGTGATGTACCTTCTCAAACTGATTTTCCTTGGGGGGTCCAATGGCCCACCCAACCGGAGTAATCATAGGTCTAAGTGATCTTTAATCAAGGAGTTTAATCATGTCTGAAGTTATTGAAGCACCCAGTCAAGCAGAGCTTGACAGGCACTTCGCCGCGATGGGTGACTCGGTGGATCTCATAAACGCCATCGTTGCCGGTACTGGGATGGAAAATGAATCAGCGCAAGACCGCAAAGACTGCGTCGATCGCAACGTTGAGCATCTTGAGATTATGATTGCAAAGGGATGGTTTGCGGGCCGTAATTTAACGGCCACCAACGCAGCCATTACCGCCGGTAAGTCCTATCAACCAACCTAAGAGGTTTGCATGAAACTTCATATTCCCATCGAACTCGCTAATCAGATCATTGGCTACCTGGGCACCCGCCCGTACCAAGAGGTCTACCAGCTAATTGACGGCATGAAGGAGGCTGCAAAGCCACCGATGACCCCATTGCAAGAGGTGCCTACTGAGGAACAAGAGGCGGCTTAAATGAGCGACGACCTGGACAAGCGCTTATCGGTACATGAAGCGATCTGTGCCCAACGCTACGAGCAAATCGAAAAGCGTCTGGGGGATGGTAGCCGACGCATGCGCCACATTGAGTGGCTGCTTTACATCACGATTGCTGCCGTCTTGCTTGGTCCAGGTGTCGCGGCCATGTTCGTTAAGAAATTGCTTGGGATATGAGCCTTGACCTGTTTGTATTTATTCACTCTGTGGGTTTGCCTATTGCTTCCGCTTGCATTGGCGGTTACTTTGTTTTCTTAACGCTGAAGTACATCTTGGCAGGTGTTACAAGCTCAATCAATTCAATTTCCAGCATCATCACACAGCTTGAGCAACGCGTTGATACGATGAACACGCAGCTTCAACGAATAGACATCAAGGTCACGCACAGCTTAGGTCTTGAGCCTGATTACGAGCGCATAGCCCGCGCAGAAAAGGCGGATAACCGGAAAGACTAATGGACTTCAACGTCAGCAAACTGATTGAAGAATATGGTTTTCCGACCTTAGCAGTCGGTGGGCTTATATATCTGGTGTATTACGTTTGGCGCTGGTCCACTGAGGAAATTGATCCGGTGTTATCAACAGCCAAGAAGTCAGTCATATCCTTGATTGATCGGGTGCGGATGCACGACAACGACCTGATCCGGCTAGATGAAAAGATTGATACGGTCCGACGGCTGCGCGGAGAGAAGATTGACCGTGAAGCTAGACGCGCCAAGGAAGAGATCAATAAGAATGGAGAACACTGATGTTTGAGTTACTCGGCGGCGGTTTGCTTGGCAGTATCTTTGGAGGTCTGTTTCGACTCGCCCCTGAAGTCTTAAAGTTCTTGGACAAAAAGAACGAACGCGCCCATGAATTAAGCATGTTCCAGCTCCAGACCGACCTCGAAAAAATG